AAGGTCATCACCGCAAGGTGGTGGAACACGGGCGTGTTTGTGCAAGGACAAAAACACATACTCCAAAAAGTGTTGTGATGGCACTTTGTGGGCGCAAGGCATTGGAAATATCACGCGGAATCCTATTTTTACAAATGAAGAATGGCAGAATATCAATGCACAATGGAATTCAATTAACGATACTTGGAATAATATATAATCATGGGAATATCATTAAATGGGTTAACCCCCGCAAATACTTATCCTGGCCTTATTAAAACGGGCGATAACACAGCAATCAGTGGAACACCAAAGGTACTTTCTGATGGTAATGGCAACAACCTACCAATGGAGGTGTCCACAACGGGTGTAAACTTTACAAACCAATTACAACAAGGTGGTGTTGCAGTTCCAACGGCTTCGCAAGTTGCGGCCAAACAAGATACATTGGTATCGGGTACAAACATTAAGACCATCAATGGTGCAAGTGTATTGGGTTCGGGTAACATTACAACACCAAATGTATCAGGTGTTGCGGGTGCAATTCAATTCAGCAATGGAAGTGCTTTTGCAAGTGATGCGGCAAACTTTTTCTGGGACGATACCAATAATAGGTTAGGTTTAGGAACGGCTACACCCACGAGTTTATTGAATTTAAGTGGAAGTTCAGAAGCCACGCCAAGCGGTACAACGGGTGGAATCTTAAACATAATCGGAAGTGCAACAAATGCTTTGATAATGGGTTCACTTTCAACTAGTCCATTCGGTTTGTATATACAAGGTGGAGGGTCTGGTGTATATCCATTGTTATTAAATCCAAATGGTAGTAATGTAGGTATAGCAACAACTGACCCCACCGCCAAACTACACATCAAAGGCAGTGGCACAACATCAGGCACAACATCGCTTTTGGTGCAGAATAGTGCGGGGGCTGCGAGTTTGCAAGTTACCGATAATGGAAGTGTATTCAATTACGGGAAAAGTGGGATAACATCAAATACCGTTTTTGGTAGAAATGCGTTAATTGACAATACAACTGGCAACAATAACTCTGCGTTTGGGCTTCAAGCATTAATTGGCAATACAACGGGTAATAATAACTCTGCGTTTGGGTTAAATTCGTTAAGGGACAATTCAACGGGTAGTAACAATCTTGCATTTGGGGTTGCTGCCTTACAATCAAACACCGCCTCAAACAACACCGCAGCAGGTTTTGAAGCGGCATTAAACAACACTTCGGGCATAGGCATAACCGCAATAGGGTGTCAAGCATTAACATTGGCTACGGGTTCAAACAATACGGGATTAGGATTTCAAGCGGGTGACAACATCACAACGGGTGCGGGTAATGTATGCATAGGTAGTGGCGCAGAACCATTAGCCGCAACAGATAGCAACCAATTTGTAGTTGGTAGTTCAACAATAAATGCGGGTTCAGTGGTAACGGAATCAAATAGTTCAACAAAGGTTTGGAATGTCATAATTAACGGAGTAGCACAAAAAATCCTTTTAGCGTAAAACACTTAATTTTGTAAATATATGAAAGCAATTCAAAACTGAAAGCAATTAATGCGTATCTTTGAGTATGGCATACATTTATAGACATATCAGATTAGACACAAATCAACCATTTTACATTGGTATGAGTTCGGATAATAAACGACCATTTAGGAAATCGCTTCGTACAAAAGAATGGAGTGAAATTGTGGCTAAAACCAAATATAGGGTTGAAATACTTTTTGATGATTTGAATATGAATGAGGCATTGCAAAAAGAAAAAGAATTAATTGCTTTGTACAAACGCGAGATTGATGGCGGAACTTTGGTAAATAAAACACTTGGTGGCATGGGAATCTGTGGTTTCAAAAAAGAACCCATTAGCGAAAGTACACGATTGAAAATGTCGTTAAGTCGAAAAGGAGTTCCAAAGCCAAATCACAGTATTGCGATGAAGGGGAAACCCGCAAAAAATAAAATTCAAATTTATTGTGGGACAAATGGAAAAACTTATTCTTCACTAACCGAAGCATCAAAAGATTTGGGTCTTGCAATTGGCACAATACACGGATACCTAAACAATACTTTTAAGAACAAATACAAAATAGAAAAATTATGCAAGCAATAAAAATTTTAAGCCCCGTAAACCTTACAAGCGGTTTATCAATCCCATCGGGTTCAGTAGTAGTAATCGCAGAAGGTTACGCCGATGTAAAAAGTCAAAAAGACGGAATCATTCCCGCCCAAATCGCAACCTTTGTTTTTGCAAGTGTTCAAGCATTGGCAGAAGGAAAAGCCCCGATTCAAGGCATTGAAGATTTTAACACCACTTTTTCAAACCTTGAATTATCGGTGGTATCGTATGAAACAATCCCCGCAGAATCATTGTTGGTAAATGCCGTGTACGATGCATTGGTAGCCATTTATGGTGCGGAGAATGTGGAACAAATAACCATCTAATCGTTTTATAGACATGAGTATTTCAGCAAGTTCATTTAGCGCGGGTTACACGGGTTCAAAGGTCGTATCAAACACAAGTGCCAACACGGGAAGATTCCGTGGGTTTGTGGTAAATGCGGATGCCGTTGTATCTGCAATTTTGGATCAATCCGCAGCATCGTTGATGACAACATTGGGATTGAGTGGTGTAACATTAAAGCAAGGCACATTCATTGCCGTTGCCGATGGTAGTTATATCAGTTCAATCACCTTGGCGAGTGGTTCAGTTGTAATGTACGGAGAATAATGTTTGGCGTTGGAGTTGGTGTAAGGGTTGGCGGGTTTACTGCCAGTAGTGGCGGTGGATTTGACCCCGATGCACAAGCGTTCTTTGACCGCGTTACAACTGCGGGTGGGACATTGTCAGAAACCGAAAAGAACGCAACCAATCAACTTGTACTTGATATGAAAACTGCGGGTATTTGGTCAAGTATGAAAGCCATTTATCCTATGGTGGGGGCAAGTGCGGCGGCGTGTGCGCAGAACTTAAAAAGTTCAAGTTTTACGGGTACTTTTTCAAGCGGTTGGACTTTTAGTGCAAATGGTGTGCAAGGAAATATAACAAGTACGTATTTTGATACTGGCTTAAATACATCAACCAATTTAACAACTACAAGCACGCATTTATCTATTTATGTCAGAAATGATTCTAACGGTGGTGGTGGTTCTCCTTTTGATTTAGCCAACGCTTCAGATTCTGGTATTGGCTCCGACTCAACCTTTTTAATTGCTCGTTATTCTTCAAATTTGGCATATCTTGGCATTGCGGATGTTACTTATGCGACAAGTATTTTAAGTTTAGATTCTCGCGGTTTTTGGTTAGGTTCTACAAATGGTTCAAGAGTGCAGAATTTATATAAAAATGGTAGTTCAATAAGAACGGGTACGGCATCTGGAAGTTTTGCAAATAATAATTTGTATTTAGGTGCGGCAAATGGTGGAGGAACACCCTCATTTTTTTCAGATAAACAATACGCATTATGTTCAATTGGTGATGGATTAAGCGGTACAGAACAATCCGACTTTTACACCGCAGTACAAGCGTTTCAAACCACCCTTTCAAGACAAGTATGATAGGTTACACACTTACACCCGAACAAAAGGATTTGATACAAGGGCAATACTACGCCCCTTATCAGTTTTTTAATTGCGTTCAAGATATAAACGGCGTTTGGTTTTTGTTTCTTTCCGATGAGGACAAACCCGAAGTTGCAATAACCGAATACGCTTGGGTTTTAGATTTACCCGAAGCCGAATACATCCCACCACCACCACCACCATTTCCGCCAATAGCATAAGATGACAACACCAAAAGTTAAACCCAATGCGTTGCCCGTGTCGTTTGACCAATTTCGCAAAAACCCAATTGCTGCCGTTGCTTTTTGTATGCTGTTGGCTGTTTCTTATCTTTACTTTGACCTTCGTTCGGGCTATAAAGAACAGATTGAAAAGGCAAACCAAAAGATAGAAGCGTTGGATGTTAAGATTGACCGATTAACATACGCCCTGAAAAAGTCCGATTCGTGTTTGGCTGCAACCATGACCGAAATTCGTATCATGCAAACAATGAAAAAACTATGAAAAATCTTTTAATCGTATTTAGTGCATTGTTTATCACTGGTTATGTGTTCACAATTGCCCACGCTAAACCAAGCCCACAGATTGACGAAATAGACGCGTTGCTTAACAAGGTATCAAAAAACCTACAAAGTGCGGGAGAAGTCACCAAAATGGCTCAAACGATGAACGCGGAGATGGTTGAATCAAAGGTTGCAGAAAAAGAAGCGTTAAAAGCGGATGTTGCCAAGGCACAAGCCAAGGCGGAAAAGTATGCAAAGACCATGATGTTCATGGGTGTTGATACGGCCATTGCGGACATGGACACAATTAGTATGAACAATATGCTAAAATTAAACGGACTGTAATGGCAAAGGCAACCAACACATCGACATTCCGTGTGAAACCCAAGAAGAAGTTGGGCAGGCACACCAAGCACATCAATAAACACAAATCAAAAAAGCCCAGTGTGGGTCAAGGATAATGGACAGATTTAAAGCAAATGTAACGGGCATTGTAGCCATCCTAATTTTGGCATTGAGTTATGCCATTCTATTTTCAATTATCTTTTGGGATTTCCCAACGGATCAAAAGGACATTTATTTTACCATTGCGGGTGGGGTTACATCCATCGTAACTATGGTAGTAT